CTGCTTCCTGTATTACTCCATTTATTCTTGACATTTTATATTCACCTCTCTTACAGCAACATATAGATTATTTCTAATCCATATGTCCTATTGCTTGCATTAGCCCATGCAACGTCTATCTCGTCTGTTGCCGAGAAGTTTTGCCCTATATCTTCCTCGCCAAGAACCAAGTCTGTAATGGAAGTCATGTCCTGCGAGTACAGCAGTGTATCGTATGCCGCTCCTGCACCTGCATCAGATGTAATTGTAAGATTTCCTGCACCGCCTGCCGCTGATAAATGGAGGTTTAATCCCATAAGTCGCCACGCCGCTCCCGGAGCAACTGTTTTAGCGATTGCGCCTGTTGTGTTTGTCGAGGTCGCCGTCGCCGTCTGCGGAACATTCATAACGTGCAGGGAATTACCGGTAGAATAAACATTCTCTCCTTTTTTCCTTGCTTTGTTAAATGCGTCTATAAACATATTAATCACTCTCTCTTTCTATAATATTACTTCCTTTTTGTTCCGTCTCGCACATACTCCATATTCCCATCCGAACTCATGCACCTGCCCGCAAGTACTGCACGTCTTGCCAGCCCTTGTGCTTTTTACTTCGACCGCCACTGGTTTTTCAATTGATTTCTTCGCAGGTTTCGGCTTTGGTGTTGTCTTTGCTTTCGGTTTTGGCTTCGGTTTTTTTGGTTCCCTGCTATCCATTTTTGATTCTATCCTTAACAGCACTTCAAGAATGTCGTTCAAAATAAAATCTTGTGGTTCTATCATCTCTCGTTTTCCCATTTGTATCTCGCTTTCAACAATAATCAATAGGGAGGATGTTGCCACCCTCCCTGTGGTTTTACGCTATTGTAGCAAACGGTACTGTTGCCGTTCCGTTGCTTCCTGTTGCAATATTTCCAACAGCCTTTGTAACCTCGAAGTCAAATGAGTTTGCTATCGTTGCTGCACTTATCCAACGATTGTTTACAACTAACAGTTTGTCCGAGTTTTCATCAATAGCCAAAGTTGTAACGTCAAGGTAGTTATCAGCTATCAATCCACTGCAAACTGCACTATTAACTATAGTTATTCCTACTGCTGAATTTATCCAGTTGCCAACTATTCTTATATTGCTGTTCGTTGTGGTTCCCGCTACTTCTATGCCAACAAGCTGTTTCAGATTAGCGTCTCCTGTTCCGTAAAATCTGCAATTCTCAACTGTAAAGTCAACATTGTTGGTGGATATAATGCCTTTTGTTGTTGTTCCGTTGCCGAGAATGTCGCAGTTGATGAACGCCGCACCATGATTGCTTGCCGCAAGAGTTACTGTTGCTGCCGCAGTTACATTCTGAAACGCCATGTTTATCCATCTGCATCCCATGACAGCTGTTGATGGTGCTTGTACCCCGATAATCTTTGCCTTCGATAGGAAGTCAGTATACCCGCATCCTATAATGTCTGTTTTTTCGGGGAACCTTGTAAGGCTCTCTGTATAAGATCCGCCGTTGACATACAACCTGTTGCGTCTATCCCAATGATTTTTCTTTGCAATATCATCATCTGCGAGTGCTATCCCTGCGGCTATCGTCTTGACCGCTGTTGCCCATGACTTGCCATCATTGCTGTTGCTCCCTGCGTTTCCGTCTACGTAAAACGCCGTGTAGAGTTCTTCGCTAAATGACGATGTTTCTTTGCCTTTCGGTCCTAAAAAATATCCATTTGTCGAAGATATCCCATTTACATGTGTTCCGATTTTTACCTTGCTCATAATCTACACTCTCCTTTCAAAAGAGCAGGGGAGAGAAAAATCTCTCCCCCATAGATTTTTCTTTTGTTTATTCTCCGGTTCCCATTGCTATGAAGAACCAGTTAGTCCATCCGATTTTGTATCTTCCGACACTCTTCCAACTGATCATTTCTGTGTTGAAGTCGCCTGCTGCTGTTGCTCCATCCCTTACGAAGTTACGAGGGTCTTTTCTCATAAACCAGTTAAGTCCGCTTCCGCCTTTCATCAACTCTTTGTTGGCAACAAAAAATCTCTTGCCCCTTATGAGTGGATGAATGAAGTATTCCATGTCCTTGTCTACGTTTAAAGTGTTGTCGGTTACGTATGCTTCCCTTTCGGAACCAAACAGTTTCTGCAAGTTCTTTCTCTGTTGGCGACCTGCTATGACGAAGTTTCCGTCTATCAGCATGTCGTCGCCCTTATCATCAGTCCATGCTTCCATGCCAAGCTGAATCGTCTCCAGTCCTTCGTAATCACAAAGTACACCTGAAAACAGGTTACTCTGTGCGTCTGCTCCTGGAATGGTATAATGCGTTGCTCCTATAAGCGGAGATGAATCTGGCCCTGTCAGCGTTGAATCTGTAGCATGGTTGAAAACATAAGCACTGTCGTAATTAAGGGTTTTTTGAACGCCATAAAGCGTGTTGTTTACCCTTGTTTTGATAGCTTCAAACTCTCCATCATCCCACATATCGGCAGGTATCTGCAAACCTGTGGATTTTTTCTCTGCTCTGTACTGCACTTCGTAACCGCCTGCAAACGAATCATAATGCACATCGCCTGTCCAGTCTGTCATTCTTCCTGGTGCGCCAATTGTATAATCTGTATACTGTCCTACGGACTTCTTTATCACATTATACAATGAGTTTATGTAATCCTGCTTTTGCCCTTTATAGTAAGCGTCCATTGTTTCACGAATGTTACCTTCAAGTGCAAGGAAATCAGTTTTATTCATTTCTTATCATCCTTTCTTTTCTTAATTTACTATTAAGTATTTGGTTCGCTTGCTTCAAAGGTAACTACCATTTCCATATTGTCTGGATCAGAGGAAACGATTCTGACAACGCTTCCTGTGCTTGCCTGATCATAATCGATGTCCATTGAATCCGAGGAAAGGGAATATAAGAGGTAGTCTTTAAGCATATATCCAGGGCATAAATATATCGTGTCTCCTGATGCCAGCGCGGCAGGAAGTGTTTCTGCGAGTGTAAGTACGCCGCTCGTTGCTGAATCGGAAATTTTAACTATTCTGCCGACGAGACTTGAATCGGCAGCACAAGTCACTATCTGAATCGCGCCGCCTATCCATACATCTGCGGTATCGGGAAGCAAAGATGAATCGACCGCCGTTGTAGTACTCCCGCCCGTGAGAGTGTATGCCTTATTGCATTTGTATGTATATTTTGCTGTCGGTGAAATCGAAACAGGCAACATTGTTACACCGTCGCTTGCAACTTTTTCGAGTAGCGATACTCCGAGAATCCTGTCCTGCAAATTCGTTGGATCAGCAAGTACTACTATTCCCGTTCCTTGTGTAAACCTGACTGGTTCACCTTTTTCAATCGCTGTTGCATCGGGAACATAGTACTCGTCTACTATCATGTTCTTAGACCCGTTAAGGTCTCCACACCATGTAAAACCTTTCATTATTTATCATCCTTTCTTTTTCTGTTCTTTGAAAATATATTTTGATACTTTTTTTGGATCGTTGCCAAACGCAAGTGTCGCTTTCATTGCCTTATCATCCATTGTTGAGGTATAATCTTCGGCTGCCGGAGCATTGTCTGCTTTTATTAACCCACTGCGTTTAGCTTTATCCGAGTAATCAGCTATTGCTGATTTCTTCTTTCCTTCAAGTATTTCCTGCAACTTGCCGGATAATGCCAACTCCCCGAATTTAACTGCATATGCTGTTGAAAGAGGAACATCAGGTCTGCTTGCTATTAAATTGTCTATTTCCGGCTCTACTTCATCAAACAACGGCACTCTTTTACGCAGTGCTTCTTTTTCTACCGCTATCCTTGCAAGTGCCATTGTTTTTCTTGATTCCGCTTTTACGGATTCAAGCAGGGCGTTCTGTTCTTTAAATGCTTCGGCGGTGATCTGCTTTATTTCTTCCTTGTCGTAACCGTCTTTCAATAACCGCTTTTCGAGGTTGTCTTTGCCTTTCTGCATTTCCTGTTCGGTCATTTTCATCTTTAGTTCAGCAAGTTCCGCTTCTGCCCTCTCTGCCCTGTCTGCCTTTTCTTTGACGTGGTCATAGTTCATTCCTTTTTGAGCTAATACTTTGGCTTCCTCTTTTGTGAGTTTCTTCTTTTCTTTCAAAAAGTCTACTTCAAGATAACCATCGTCAACTTCATCTTTTGTTTCTTCATCATCCTCAACGTCTGTGTCCGCTTTGGGTTCTTTTGTTTGCTTTGTTTTGGACTTTGTGTCGTCCTCTACTTTTTCTTCTTCGTCGTCAACTTCATCGGCTTCGTCAACTTCATCGACTTCATCTTCTACGTCAACCGCGGGTGCTGGTGTCGCAACCGTTTTCTCTTTTTCCATTGTGGTACTCCTTGAATTCTATATTTCATTACCGCATCTGTGTCTGCGATAAAGATTTCCGTCATGCTGTTTTCATTGCCTGCTTGTTCTGCGCCTGTGCCATAACAGGGTTATTCCCTGCTGTTTTCTGTGCCAACGCTTCCTGTGCCTTTGCACTCTGCATTTCTTTCAACTCCTGCGTTATCTCGTCAGGCGGCGGCAACTGTCCGTTGTATATCGTCTCCCAGAACGCTTTCGGGCCTATTGCGCCTATTTTGAACATCTCCAGAGCAAGGTTCTCGTAATACGTCCTTGAAGTCGGGCGTTCATCTGTTATCTTGACTTTCACGTCAAACTCCGCAATATACACTTCCTCTTTCTTCTGTCCATTTTCGTCATCCCTCATCCAGACATGTTTCATCTGTTGATTAGAGAATTTCCCGAATGTGTCCGCTGTGTTCGGATCCATATTCCTTATCGTTTCAAACAACTGTATAAGCCCTGCAAGCTGTGCCTGTTTAGCGGTTTCATCATCGCCGAGTTCAAGCAACTGCCGCAGTCCGTCATATATCAGGGTCTTTATCGCCATACTCTTGTCGCCCCTTATGCGGTATTCCCTTTCGTCTGTGTAAAACTGCGCTATCCTTGAAATCATCAGGCGCATGAACTGTGTCATAAACCTTTCGAGGATATTCATCTTGCCCTTGTTTCGGACATCAGCCCTGCTACCAAGTTCTGCCACCGACTTGTAAGGTACGTTGGCTCCTGGAGAAACACCCTGCATTATCGCTGTGTTCTGCGATATGGTGTCTATATTTATTTTTAAGAAATCTTTGTACTGAACAAGGCTCTGCGGTGTCTGCGTTCCCTCTTTCCTCTGCATCCTGTCTTTGTTGTTGACCTCGTGCCATACGCCCGCCTTGCATGAGTTTTCATTTATCTCATCCATCTGCGACTTAGATATTGAACCCTTGTCATAATACCCGCCACCAAGTCCTTCGACAGCGGCAGCCGCCATTTCTATTTCTGCACATTTGTTGTATGCTATCTGCGGGCTGAGAATATTTCTCATTTCCCCATATCCGTAAGGATTCTTTTCGTCCTGATACAGAACTGCGTATGCGAATGGGTATAGCCCATCTTCGTAAACATATGGAACATATTCAAGAAATACATTCCCTGCGGTGTATGCACAATGAACACCTTTTAGAGTACCATTTGCCATATCCTCATACATCGTCTTTGCGTATTCATCCTTTGCTTCTGTTGCCTTTTTCTTAAATCGTTCCTTATCCTGTTCTGAAATATACAACGGAACTCCTCTATGCCATGAACATATGACTGTTGCCCGCTGGTAATCAAATTGACCCCCAGCTTCCTCATCTTCATCATCAAGCAACTCCGCTGTTACATATTTCCCGTTTTCCCATCTGTCTTTTATATAATCAAGATTCTTCGGATATCTCTGATGTATGAACCTGCAATCCTGCAAGTTTTCTTCAAGGTCTTTTATTGCGGGGTCAAAGTATATTTCATCTTTCTTTTGGCACAGTGTCCGTATCTCGCCTACCCACCTGTTCGGACCTGCCCCGCCCATAAATTCTGGGTCCCATGGAACATATCCGATAAACGGTCCATAATGCACTCCCTGCATCACTATATCCCGCCACTGTTTGTCAAATACGTTCCTGTCAAATACGAAAGAGATTATATCACTTATCTTTAATGCAACTTCCTTGTCGCTCTTTTCCCTGCCTGTAACATCAGCCTGTGGCGTTGAAGCCGTCAGAGCGTCCACAATATTCATTATCGTTGGCAGACTGACATTCAACACTATATTTGGTCTTTTGGATTTTTTCTTTGCGTCTCTCGGAGCAAGTGTCGTATCCCACTGGTCGCCTTTTAAACAGAGATATTCATCACTCCAGTAATTTTCCGCAGTTTGTCTGTACCCGCCCTCAGATGCCATCTTGTCAATAAGCACTTGTGCAACATACGCTCTTTGTTCGTCTGTCATTTCGGGCAAGTTGCTTTCTGGTTTTTCCTCTTTTTTCTTTAGCCATCCCATCTATCTTACCTCTTAGTAAAAATCATTAACGTTTTTTGCCTTGCCGTCTGCTGTAATTATCTGCTCTACTTCATCATTCGTTGATTCAACTTTTTTTCTGTTGATTCTATCATCTATCAATTCAAGTATCTTGTCGAAGAATGACTGTTTCGGTTCTTCATAAATCGGTTCCATTTCCTTATTGATACCCTGCGGGGGTATTACCTTTACAGCCTTTTTCCCAATAAAAAAGCCGCTACAA